GAGAGAACTCAAGGCAATTTGCGGGAGTTTAACTGAACCTTGTAATTTAAATATTACAATCAATCCTGGTGTTACTTATAATATTATGACCCATATTAGAGAATTGGAAAAAGACAATGAAAACTATAAAAATGAAATCATTGAATATAAAAACAAACTGTTATTTGGTTACACAACAACAGAAAATGCAGTCGAAAAATTTGATAAAACAAAGGAAGCCATCAATGATATTAATTTTTTATTGAATTTCAACTATGAACAATTATTTGAAATCGTGGATAACAAAAGTGAAAACGACAGGAAAAAGAAATTGCAGGAAGAATTGTATATTTATATTGACCAAATTAAACAATGCATGAAAGATTTTAATACAACAACTAATACACAATTTGTACGTGACGCTGTTACGATTTATGTAAACGAAATGCAGCCTAAAATAGATGAATTGTTTCAATTGAAATACAAAGTAAATTTAGTCGAATATGATGAAAGCAATGGAACCTATCATTTGATACAGAAAAAATATGGAATTGCCAATTTAGAAGATGATTATGTCGAACCCAGTGTTGTAGCTTTTGTTTATGGCGATGTTTCTAGTGTACCAACAAAGGGCAAGATTAAACCAAAACAAAAAGTAAACCTTGTTGTGGAGCAAGAAGAGCAGTTTGACAATATGCAACCACTGCAAAGTAGGGCAACTCCTATTTATAATGATGACGGCACAATTAGTTGGGAAAATCCAGAATATCAAAATGTTTGGAATAAATTACCAGTTGCATACAAAAAAGCTTTAATGAGCGATGGTAATCGCGATTGGTTATTAGAAACGATGGACAAATATGTACAATATAAAAAAGAAAATAAGCCTGTGATTTTTGTGGCTCCTGCTAATTTAATCATTCCACCGCAAGTTCAGAGTGACGGCACATATAATTTCGGAAACAACATTTACAACAATATATTCAATAAATTAGACAAGTCGTATTTGAATACTCTTTTGACACTTTATAGTGAAAAAAATGGGCAACGTAACTACAGTATGATGATGGATACAGTGAATAATATTGTTAAACAAGAGCTGAGGTTTACAAACAACTATTTGTAAAAAGTGCGTTTAAATTTAGGAAGTTTTATAAAAATATTTTCTTTTGTATTATTATAAAAATGGTTAAAGTTCGCGAAGTTTATACAAACAATGCAAGTGTGGAAACACGTAGGGTAACTTCGTTAGCTCCTACATTTAGTAGTATAGGTACTACATTTACAGATATTGCTGAAATTAGAAACAATAGTTATCCTTTATATGATAAAAAAGAAAACATTGTTGGTAAATTGACTACTAACACAAATGTTAATTATGACGCTAATAATATAGGGGGTGTTAGGAATGCTACATATTTATTTAACGATGGTTCTTATGTCATGACTTTAAATTGGTTTAATGGTAAAACCAACATTATATCACCAAACGCAAAATATGTTAATAAAGCAATTTCAACAGGTGGTAGATATGCTGGTAAAGATGTAACTGTAACTATTAAAACTGACGAAACTCCTATAAGAAAAATTATTTTGGAATACGAGAAATAATTTGTCGCGTATAAATTTTTTATAAAAATATTTTATTTTGTATTATTATAAAATGGCTCCTGTTCGTGAAGTTTACACTTACACCCGAAATGATTTGTATCAATATAACCAATCATCTCCTTCATCAAATAATTTAGGTAGTAACACAGATAGTATTGACGGCGTAGAAACTGCAAATTTTATTTTGTATGACAATAAAAAACTACCTGTTGGTGAAATTTTATTTAATGAATTTGTTACTAAATTTCAAGATAAAATATCAGTGTATTCAACAAATGTTTTACTTTCTTTTGACGATAAATCAGAGTCGTATATTATATTTTTACTATCTTATAAAACTTCGAATAGATTTATAAAAAAAAACAAAACATTTGTTGGTAAAGCAGTTGGTACTGGCGGAAAGTATCTTGGAAAAGAAGTAACTGTAACGGTTAAAACAGATGAAACCGCCACAAGAAAAGTTATTTTGGAATATGAGAAGTAATTTGTAATTCATGTGTATTTATTTTATTTTATTATAATAAAATAAATATACAAAATGATATTAGACTACATTTCATTTCCCATTTTTATCATAAGTTTTGCTGTCGGAATATTTTTTGTATATATTTATGGTCCTGAAATGAAAACTATTTACATTTATCCTACTCCTGAAAATATAGACAAAGTTATTTTCAAAGATAAAGCCGATAATTGTTTTGCTTTTGAACAAGTTGAAGTTGATTGTCCCAAAGATGAGACATTATTGGGTGTAATACCCATACAAAATTAAGTTTTGCAGTGTTTACCGTGTTTACCGAGTTTTCTAGGATCTCCATGAATTTATATTTACTAATTTACTAATTATAATATAAATATAAATTAATATTATGTCACTCAATTTAAGCAGACTTGTTCATACTCAAAATGGAAAAATAATTATGTCTATTCTTTTAGGTTTTGGTTTAGCCTCTTTATTTAGAGCAATATGTAAAGACAAAGATTGTATTATATTTCATGCGCCTCCTTTAGAAGAGTTAAAAGACAAGGTCTACAAACATGACAACAAATGTTACAAATACGTCAATAAAGCGACGACATGCGATAAAAGTAAAAAAATTGTTGATTTTTAGCACTTTAGAACCATCATTGTTATTTGCGTAATTAGTAAAATCAATCATTCTTTGTTATACATAATAAGAACAAAACATGTCTGACGCGACAACAAGTATTTTTGACTTACCTACTGACCCAAGTGGTGGAAATGAACGACAAACTGTTGTGCAAAATACTATGCAACAAGGTATGCAACAAGGTATGCCACAAGGTATGCAACCTGACATGAATGCTGGTCCCGCTAGTTCCATCACTCTTGACCAAACCACTATCAATCAAATTGTTAATGGGCTTCAACAAGCTAGTACAAGTGGAGCCACACAACTACCATCCAGAGATATTCCAATGACAACCAGTAATTTAACACATGACGTTAATATTCAACCCAATTATATTCCACCTCCACCACAAAATACTACCGACTACATTCAAAATTACGAACAAGCTGGTGACATTATTAATGATTACAATGCAAATCTTGAACGCAGTAGTGCATTAGATGATATGTACAGTGAAATCCAAGTGCCACTTCTGCTTGCGGTGTTGTATTTTTTGTTTCAACTGCCTTTTTTCAGAAAATTTATGTTTTCTTATTTACCGGTTCTTTTTTCAAAAGATGGTAACTTGAATTTAAATGGTTATATATTCATGAGTTGTTTGTTCGGAATTTTTTATTATTTGTTGAACAAAGTAAACACCCACTTTGGTAAATTTTAGTTTACACTATAAAGTCAAACTAATAATTTGTGATAATTGTATTATTGTGATCACAGTAGTAACAATCAAAAAGCTCTTTGTTCTCCAAATAAATCAAATACCATATATTTACTTCCCACATAAGAGTTTGCTTTTCATGAATAATTTGCAAGCATTTTTCTTTCATTAACTCAGCAAAAACAAGTACCTTTTCTTTACTTCCTCCAAAAACACCACCTGCGAAATACCATAATATTTCTTGATAAACATTTTTATTAGTTGTATGTTCTAAATTCCATATAGAAGCTATATGTATTTTATCATAGACTTTATGTGTTAATGTTTCTAATGCGTCTGTGAATGTGCGATCATCACAACTAAATACATGTCGAATACCAAAATCAACCCATACAAAATGATCTGAATTAAAATGATTTATTTCAACTGCTTCTCTCATCCATTGTGTTTTAAGACAAATTGTAAGCATATACTCTATTGTATTTTTTGTTGGATTATCTGAGTTTAAAGAAAAATTTTGTAAATGTTCTGTATTAAGATAAGAGTACAAGTAGTAATTTTTTTTATCAACTAATATAATTTTTGTATTATGGTTTTGATAATCTTTAATTTTTTCATACATAGTTTCGTCTACAAATATTATTTTTTGAATATTTGACTTCAATAATAAAGTTCCCAGTTGAAAATATGTTTCAATATTTTTATCTTTCCGTTCTGGATGCAAAGTATTTATAAATGAGCTTACTATTGTAACTGTCATAATTTAATTATAATATACATTAATTTTTAATATATATTAACAGGTATTTAATATTTTTCTTTTTATTCGATCTAACTTATTTTTTCCAATATAGTAAGACCATTGTTATTAACGTAGTGTTTTAACATTCTCCAATTTTTATTTTCATACAAAAAATTATAAACTGCTTTATTTAGTCCACAGTTGATTTCGTCTATACTAAACCCAGTAATTTCAGATTGTTCATTCGCATTCCAACCATTGCGTATAGTTTCACCAACTATTGCATCTGTTTCTGTGTCGTGCATAATAATATACTTGTTAGTAATTTTACTATATTTTTCAAGTTCTCTTTTTAATTGCGCATACACATGCCATGTATCAATAAACACCATATCAAAAGTACGATTGTCATCGAACTCTAATTTTAAATCATCTATCCATTCATATTCAATAACAACATCCTTATTTTTAGAATATTTTAGTAGTTCATTTATGTCACAACTTTCTATGTCATTAAAAAATAATTCTTTTTTATTTTTATTATTATTTATTAGTCCATTTAAAAAAGCCCAGCTACTAATAACTCCTCTAACACCTAACTCTAATATACTTTCGCATTGTAAAGCATACTCATATAACGTTGGTAAATGTTCGTTAATATCACTTTTAATATTGCACAATTTTTTGTATTTATTAAAAACATAACTATTTTCGTATTTGACTTTGGGTTCAGGTTTGGTTTCAATAAAATAATTGTTTTTTTGTAATAATTCATAAAAATCATCAAAATCCTGCAAGTTCATAAAATGACAAGTAACAAAATTATTTTTTAAATTATCGTATATAAGTTTTATTTCATTATTTGTCGTAACAATTGTATCTATTTTATTTAAAATTTGTAACGCTTCGTCTTTTTTATAATAATAGGTTGCAGTTAAATAGGATAATAATATATTTACATAAAAATCATTATCTACTGGCGTGTTTAATTTTTCAATAGAGTAAATTATTTTTTTACAACAATCATAACATTCTCTATAATATCCATAATTTAAATAATTGTAAACAATTAGATGCAAAACATAATGCAAATTTTTCGTCGGATATAATATATTGTTTATCATTTGTCCATAGTCACCATAACCTTTTTCAATGTCATCATAAAAATCATCTAAAATTTCTAAATAAAGCATTTCTTCTCCATGACCATACCCTAGTTCTGTAGTTTTTACAAAATTTTCTTTCAATCTAGTTAATATTTTTGTTCCAATTTCTATTCCACACGTAAAAAACCCTCCACATACGACATAACGATAGCAACTATAGTAGTCATGTTTCAAACTTTCATTTTTATACTTTTTACCATTCACATTTAATATTTGAATATGAAACTTTTCAGTAATATTGTTTATTACATACAAAAATTTATCCAATGTATAGTCTTCACATATTCTTAATCCGTTACCTGCTTCATTTGAAAGAAAAGAGTCTATCCAACCAAATTTACTTGTGTTGAATGGATTTAATGTAATACCTTGTAAAACAAAATCAAATTTATTACAAGTAATAATATGCGACTCCGCGCTTGTTCTATCATCTCTTGTAGGAAAGTATATTTCTCTATTTTTTTTTACTTGTTCCAAGTAACTGAAGCTCCATGTTTTGTCTAGTTCTTGAACAACAATATGTGTTATATCACTAAAACCAAGTGTTTTCCTAGCTTCTAAAATATGGTCTTTAAATTCATTATCTGTAAACATAATAAGATATATAGGCAACTGTAATACAACATCTATACGTTTGAGTATTTGTTCTGGCGACAAAGCATGTATATTAAATTTACTGGTGTCATAACAACACGTAACTAATGTACAGTCAGGATAGTTATAGTTATTCATAGGATTAATATTACAATTATATTTAAGTTAAGGATTATTTATATAATTTATTTCTATATTTCAATGATCAAACCATACATCAACAAATTAATAGAAAATTTACCTGATAAAATTAAAAATCCAGGGTCACCCTTACAACTGGACCTAGTATTAGACGGTGGCTTGTTCAATGGAAGCTATTTAGTTGGTGCATTGTATTTTATTAAAGAAATGGAAGTTCGCGGTTATGTAAAAGTCAATCGAATTTCGGGCTCTAGTATTGGTTCAATAATAGGATTTCTCTATTTTATCGATGCTTTAGATGAAGCTTCTTCTTTGTATGAAATGTTATTGACTGATTTTAAAAAAACACACAATCTTACTTTTATCAAAACACTGAAAGAGAGACTACGTCATAAAATACCACATGATGTGTGCAGTATAGTTGATAGGAAATTTTATATTTCATTCACCAATGTGAAGAAACGCAAAAAAATCGTCAAAAAAACTTACAAAAATGTGGATGAAATAATAGATTGCATTATCAAGTCGTGCTTTATACCGGGGTTGATTGATGGAAATATTGTTTATAAGGGAATATATATGGATGGGTTAAATCCACACTTTTTCGAAACCAAATCGACAAATGCGAAGAGAGAAAGAGAAATAAAAACAAAGGTGTTATTCATGAATTTAAACAGTTTTGATAAGATCTTAGGCTCCATCAACGTTAAAAATGAGAAAACCAATTTTCATAGAATTCTCTCTGGAATGCTAGACATACATATGTTTTTTATTAAAGGAAGTTCTACTCCTATGTGCAGTTATGTTAATAACTGGGGCATTTCTGATCACATCTATATGTATTTTCGACACTTGATTGAAAAAATAATTGTCTACACTGTGTTTTTGTTGCATTATATTTCTAGAAAAAATATATTACAATTTGTTCAAAGTAATTTATCATATGATGCAATTACAGCATATGGCAAACAAATGTTGGTTTTATTTTTGGATAATTATTGTATTTAGATCTTTGGTGTCTTGAAGTTATGCACGACGATTACTCAACTTTCTGCAGTAAGACTTTCTTTTTCTGCCTCTGGTTCTTTTGCAACCGTATCTACGTCTGCATTTAGTAAAAGATTTTCCACGACATGAGGAACTCTTAACGCGTTTGCGATAGATTTGTTTTCTAGTGCGGGTCATACTACGGGTTTTTACCATGTTTATAATATATTATAATATATTATTTTTTCAAAATTTCTAAATGTTTAAAAATTAAATAATGTCTTCCTTTTTTTACTAGTTTTACCAGTTTTACCAGTTTTATTCCTCTTTTGTTTTTTTTTCTTTAATTTTCGAGTAATATTTTTTGCCTTCTTTTTTGGCGATTTTTCAGAAGTAGTCTTACTTGTTTTTCCAGTTTTAGTTTCAGCCCCTGGCTTATAGTTTAAAAACCATTCTTCATATTCACTTGTCCCCTTTTTCCCTTGAAGATCTTTGAATTTTTTTGCTTTTTCAGCACGCATTTCTTCTATTGAGTCTTGATGGCCATAACAAATTATGCTAAATCGTTTTAATAGGCCTTTTTGTTTTAATCTATTTTTTTGTTGGACATCAAAAAGAAACTTTGCCATGCATAATATTCGATCTGAAAATTCTTTATAATAATCACGATCTGTGTACAAAAAAGAGAGATAGAAACTCAACATAGTATCGATTGTGGCTATTTTTACATTTTGTCCATGAATTTTAAGTACATTGTAACTATGACAAGCAACTGGTTTATAAATAAAAGCAATCGTGTCATTGCCTACTTTGATTTCATAGTGTTCCGGTATTATTTCGCCAATTGGCTTATGGTACACTATTTTTGCAGTAATATGATTGTCTTTTAATCGTTCAACAACGATATCAGCAGTGGTTTTCGGGTTATGAGATAAAACATCAAAATCCGCAATATCTTCGATTTTTTTTTGCAAATGTTTTGGCATATATTGCGAGTAAAGTGAAATTGCGTAACCGCCAAAAAAGACTACTCCTTGATTTACTAATGAAGATCTTACGCTGTCATAGATTTCGTGCGATTTTTCTTTGTTCGCCATTTCTCTCTGAAACTCAATATTGTTACAGTTAATTGATGTTAAAGGATAATTTTTGTTTAAAAGTGTCAGGCGTTTGAGAACTTTTTCCCAACGTGAAGTGTCTCCTGCTGGTCTAGAAAGTTCTAAATACATGGACATTCTTAAAAAATTGGGAGGTGCATACAATATTCCTGAAACACGTATTGCGTCTTTTTTCAAGGCATTATAGATTTCCTTTGGAAATTGTGTTAAATCGGCGACGGGAATGAAATTGACAAACACTTTATAAGTTCCGTGATGCTGTCCTGATTTAGCTTCGACATCTGTATAACCGTTTTTGTAGTAAATGTCTGCTAATTCTTTTGAATCATTGAGTGCGTCGGGTGTGAAGAAATCGTAGTCTGGTATTTCTACATCTTTGTCATAAAATTGATCTTCTATTGGTAATATATTGTTGATTGCCGTTCCTCCATAACATATCAAATTTTTCACCTTAATAAAGTCCTCGACAATAGAGATCATTTTTTTTATGTCTTCTGAGTTGACAACGCGTTTTGCAATTTTTTCTTCTGCTTTGTCAACTGCCATACGCAGTATTGCTAATTCACATTCTTGAAATGTTAAACCTTTACAAACATTTTTGTTCTCGTTGTCTTTTTTCATATTTTGATTGTCTTATATTATAGTGATAAAACATTTCAACCTTTAAAAAAGGTTGAGCCAAAGTTTTGTACCACTTTTTAAAAAAGTGGTGCAAAACAACCTTACCACTTTTTTAAAAAGTGGTGCAAAACAACCTTACCACTTTTTTAAAAAGTGGTGTTGAGCCAAAACTTATTTTCCTAAAAGTTGTGCAAATTAACCTTTAAAAAGGTTAAACCAAAAAAAGATTGAAGATTTGGCTCAACCTTTTCTAAAGGTTGATTTGGCTCCACCTTTCTAAAAGGTGGAATAATATAAAAAATTTTACTAAATTTCAATTCTAAATAATAATATAAAAATAATTTTCTATTTTATTACAATATAAAATGGAAAACAATGATACCCAAATAGACTTGATAGGGAGTAAATGTTTGAAAAGTCGCATTAAAAATGAGTACAAAGACTTGTCTAAAATTTACAACAATGTGAAAATATTATGGAATTCCGAATTAAATAATGTTATCATTGAAATTCAAAAAGTAATTAATGACGACTCAACAGATACGTTTACATTTGTTGTTGATAGAACTTATCCATTTCATTCGCCTAAGTTTCACTTCAATAACAACCCTTATTCACATTATCTAAGAATACCGTCACAACGATTTTCGCAACACCTAACAACGTTTACAAAAAAAGCATGTTTATGTTGTTCTTCTTTGGATTGTAAATACAACTGGTCCCCTGCTGTTAAATTGTATATGTTTATAGACGAGTTGCAAAAAATAAGACAGCATAAACGAAATATTGTATATAAATTATTAGCTGATCAAGTGAAAGATAAGTATTTAATCGATGATGTGGATTTGGATAGTTACTTATTCTCCACCTTTTCAACCTTTAGAAAAGGTTGAGCCAAACAACTTTTGCTCTACTTTTCTCAAAAGTAGATTTGCATTACTTTTTTGAAAAGTGGTAAGGTTAAACCAAAAAAAAGATTAAAGATTTTGCACAACTTTTTCTAAAAGTTGTTTGGCTCCACCTTTTCAAAAGGTGGAAAAGGTGGAAAAGGTGGACTTAACCACCTTATTGTAAAGTAAATTATCATCTTTAAACAAGAGGTTTATTCTATCTTTATTTTTTTGGTTTAACTTACCTCGTATTTTATTTGATATATTATTTGGTTTAAATAAACTTTTATCATATGTATACCCAAAATATTTCAACATTTTAGGTAAATTATCCAATGTAATAATAATGTCTACATTTTTCGTCCAATAACTAATTGTTCTGTATGGTATAAATCCTAATATTTCTTCATCTGTCATTTTTGAAACAATTTCATTTAACTGAATATGTTTATCTGTATAAACATATAACAAATGTTTCGGCCAATCTTCTCTAGTATCTGTTTTGCCTAATCTATAATTTAATAAACTCTCAAATCTTTCAACTGGATTTCTAATAACTGTAAAATAAATACTTCTTTCATTTGATACTGCTTGGTTATGACCGTTGTTTTTAATTTTTAATTGTGACAAAATAGTAGAAACATATGAGCCAGCACATTTGGGTGTATGAACAAAAATCAATTCTTTTCTATTTTTATCTTGCACTAATTCTGAAAAAGGACGAACCGAATACATATAAATATATATTATAAA